ATACCAGATACACCAGTAGTAATCGGCAATCCTGTACAGTTGCTCAAAGTTCCTGAAGTTGGTATACCAAGAATCGGTGTTACTAAAGTTGGACTAGTATTAAATACTAATAGACCTGTACCTGTTTCATCGGTCATCGCAGCTCGTAAATTTGCACTTGATGGACTAGCTAACCAAGATTGAATACCTGTAGCCAATACAATAGTCGTATTTAAGGCATACCAAGAATTTGTAGGCTGATAATATCTAATTGCAAATGCTGATCCACCTGCTAATGAAGTTACAGTTCCGTAGATTGCAGTTGCACCATTTAAAGAAATAGTCAGAGAAGTTATCTCTTGCGTAGATGTGATTAATACTTCTGTACCATCAGGAACACCAGTATTCAAAGGTAATGTAATTGTGCCACTTGCTAATGTACTAGCAGGTTGAATTAACATCCATTGTTGATCACTTACTGGAGTTGGTACTGTAATATTAAATCCAGTAGTTGGTACATATAAATTAACTGAAACTGTTGGAGAAGCAAAACTCTGTTGGAAGAATGTTAATAGACTTCCTATAGATGTTCTTCGTGCATCGCCATTATTCGGTGAATATACAGGTAACTGATCTCCACTAGATATTGTACTAAGTACAGGGAGTTGATTAATTGTTGGCATGATTATCCTTAATATTCTAATGGGCCATCTGGCCCTGCATCCACAGGGAAATATGGTGGTCTGACAAATGGATTGTCGTAGACTCTCCAAGGTTTATTACCTGCACCTGCTGGCATAGTCGCTGGCAGTTGTTTCTCAAGTGGGAATGTTGCTCGTTGTAATAAAATATCATAGCCCTGTTTTGCAGTAGCTTTTGTTTCCATCATGACTACTCTGCCATAACTAGGAGCAAGTCGTATCCCTAAACTGCAAATAATTGCTTCATAGGCTGAGTCTGGTACAACTAGTGTTTCTTCATCTAAACTTCCATCTTCAGGACTAGATGGCAAAGGGTATCCTAAACGAATGCCTTTTGCATTCCAGTCTGCCATCATCGCATCAAGCCTTCTTCTGGCTGATTCGAGTTGTTCAGGTTGCATATCGAATGTATACGATGCTAAACCAATTTCTTCTAAGGAAGCCTCAACAAATTGTCGTTTAGTGTAGCCCATTACACTCCCATAGTTTCATTGATTCGATTAAGTAAAGTAGAATCTTTCCAACGCTTATCAATTACTAATCCTATTTTATCAGCTTGTTGCACCATTTCTTCACGACTTACTTCTTTTATTACTTCTTTTATTGGTTCTGCATACACTTCAATACTATGACCAATCGGTGATGGATGCACTTGCTTAATCAACTTGCGTTCTATCGCTTGTTGTTTTCTTACTTTGCGTTTTTCTAACCTCACCTTTTGCCAAGGTGAAATAGTTTTAATCTTAGTAATTGCAGCAGACTTAATCATTTTTTCATTGGTGCTTTACTAGGCTTACCTGCAGACTTTGCAGACTTAGCAGCCATACCTAAAGACATTGCAACTGCTTGTTTTTGTGGCTTTCCTGCTTTCATTTCCATCTTGATATTCTTAGAAATGGTTTTAGGTGAATAACCTTTTTTCATCATGATACTCTCCAAAAAGAGGAGTAGGCCAACAAAATGTCAGCCTACTTATTACATTAAGACAGACGATAAGCAATAAAAGTATCTGCAGCAGTCTTGCGTAAACGGAATCTAGCTGTTGAGCCAGAAGTTGCAGCAGTTGCAGCAGAACCTACGATAGTCACACCTGTATTGACTGTAATAGTCAAAGCAAATGCAGCCAAGGTAATCACGCTAAAATCAAACGCTTCATCAATCGCCCACTCAGTTGCCAAGTCTAGGTTTGCACCTGTAGGTAATTGAATGTTTCGTGCTTCTGTTGGAGTTGCAGTAACGATACCAGTTAAGATATTCGCTGCTGTAGCAATCATTGAAGCACCATCAGCTATATTTGCTGGTGCTCCTTGAGGTTGCCAATTACCATTATTACTAATGGCAGGTGCTACCCCAACTGCATAATATGCACCAGATGCACCAGCTTGAATAATGACAGTAGTTGCAGCACTAAATGCAGCAGATGTGTAAGTAGTATTTTCAACTACAGACAACAAGTCATTTGTTTCAGGAAAATTGGGATAACCAACTTCTTGAAACACGCTAGTTGGTGAATAAGACTGAACTACAATCTTCTCACCGGCTGGTACTGTTACAGTCGCTGTACCTTGTGTAAAAACAATGTTATAACTCATGATCGTTCCTTATGCTTGGTTAAATAACAAAATGCCAGACATCTCAGGCTGTTTATTGACCACACCGAATAATGTATCTAAACGATACTTAGTTTTCATTGTGTTCACATCGTATTGCTTCTGCATGACCAACTCGATACCTTGATCTGTAGAAGCTCGCATTACTGCAACTCCTGCATCACTTGGTACTGCATAACGACCAGGCAATATTTCTAGTGCATCTTTTTGCCAGAAGCAGTTAATTGGTGCAGTTGTGGTATTCAATCTGTTGATTGTACGACCAGCAGCAGCAGTTACGATACAGTTTTGATACTGTAGTTCTGCATCAGTTCCACCTTGAGCCGAAATAATCGGAGGTGTAATAACGCAAGTCGTAGCATTTGTAACGGAAACCACTCGGAAAGTCTTGGAGAATCCAGTACCTTGCTTAGTGATGTGATGTACAGCTTCAACTCCTTGAATCTCAATAGCAGTTCCTGCTGGCAAGTCGGTAGTACTAGAAACAGTAATAGTCTGAAAGCGATTATCTACGTTCTGAGTTTCACCAGTTACGGCAGTTTGAGTTGCTGTTGGAACATAGTAGTTATTAGCAGCAGCCAATGTGCTCATTGTTGGATCAGCACCAGTCGCACCAGTTAGACGATTTGCGTAATCTAGTTTATAGGTTTCAAAACCTGCAACCATACCAACAAATGATCTTTCAAACGCTGTGTTTGACTTGTTACCTGCAAAGCTACGAGATACAGAAGCACCACCTGCACCACCGGCAATGTTACCAGCGATACCGTTGTAGTCACGACTTGACAAAGCTAAGTAACGATCAAAGGCTTGTACACCTTGCTCATTCATAACTGAATCGCATAATGCTACATCGTCATAGTCACCAGCAGCAGTAGAAACAGTTACAACTAATGAACCTTGAGCAGCAGCTACGTTCATGATTGCAATGTTAATGTCTGAGGCTAATTTCTGTTTAGCAGCTTCACCTAAACGACCTTCTTGGAGTGCATCACGCAACTCTAAGGCATCTAGAATGAATGGTACAGACTTCTGAAATCCTAAAGTAGCAGGGACTGAAAGCTGTGTATAAGCACCAAAGTTACCAGTCTGATCCATACCATCATATGATTGAGCAATATATGGCTGTGGTCGATAGATTACGTTGTTTGTGCGTTCCATCATTGAACCATCTGTGTTGTATACAGATACGTTTCTTGATAATACTAAAGCATCGTTAAAGCCTTCGAGGATGTCCTCAAACGCTACACGTTCTTCTTTACTGAATGAATTACTCATAATGAGCTCCTATTGTTTATTTAGATGCTGATCGTTTTTGAGCTTTGTACTGGATGACTTTCGTCATATTACCAGTTCTCGCTGCATCTTCTCTCAGCCGTTCAAGGGTTGAATCAACTGCACCAGACGATCTTGCTGTACCAATTACGATACGTTCAGGGTTTGGTGCTGCTCTACGATTGGTCACTTTCAATTCTTTCTCCAGTTTTGCAACCGCAAAAGCAAACTTTACGGGGTCTTTGATTTCTGCTAACTCTTTAGCCTTCTTGGGATTCTTACCGAGTGCGTACACGACTAATGCAGAGTTATCTGCACCTTGAAGCATTACACCTTGTTGGGTTACTGTAAAGAGTTCTTGGCATACTGCCTCGGCATCTTCATAGTCCTTAACTCTGAGTTCAGCTTTCGCTTTACCATAGTTATCCAACTTAGCTTGCCAAGCCTTTTGCTGATCCATAACTTCAGCATTTTGTTTGGCACTTATTTCATCGGCCTGTCGTTTCCTTTCAAACCAATTACTTAATGCTTCCTCGTACTTATCAGAGTCATAATCATGGTCTTCGAGTTTAGGCTTTGTTCCTATCACGACTGGATTAGGCTCAGTCGGTACAGTTTGTAGCTTACTCTGCAACTCACGATTCTGTCTTTGCAGTTCACGATTCGTCTTACGCAACTCTCGTACCCATTCCGGTGCTTGAGTGTGTTCTTCGGGAGGTGGCGACTCCTCACCAATGCTAACGATTACTTCTTCTTCTTCAGTTTCCTCTTGGTCGATTACTACTTCTTCCTCAAGTACTTCTTCCTGAATCTCGATTTCTTCGTCATCAATTACTGCCTTTTGGTTCATCTTTAGACCCCATTCAACTCAATCATTAACGGCTGATTGGATACCGTAAAATAATACTAAACCATATTTTGCTGATTGACAACAGGTTGCACAATTTCACTTCCTGCTATCTGTTGGACTGCTTGAGCATTCTGTATTGCAATATTCTGCACAGTTTCGTCTACTTTACCCAAAGTCTCCAAAGTTTGTGCTCGTTTTAGTTCTGCAGTTGCTATCGTTTCAACTGTATCTGCTCTAGCTTTGGCTGCCTTGGCTATCGCTTCTTCTGCTGCAGCTTGTAAATAAGTGGCATTCGGGTCTTGAATCTGCCCTTGCATTTCAGCCTGTAATTCTTCAGCTTCTGCATCAGTCGGTTTAACAACACCCATCCTCAATAGTTTCTTACGGAAATAAGCATTCGCATCGCCTACTCCTTCACCTTCCATATTCATCATAGCCATCGCAGTTAATACTTGAGCAGTTTCAGGGTCGTTGGTAATCTGTAACATTCCTGTTAATGCTCGAACTGTAGCAGCTCGTTTACTACTGGATGATGGCCCAACATCAGCAACTACATCAAAAGTGGCATCTGATAAGTCATTTGTAGTCTTAATCTCACCAGTCTCCTGGTCGATCATCGGTTGCATCAGTTCAATCATGCCAGCCTGACCACTCGGTGCAATCGTTTTCATCTTACGATTTTCTTCGGTGTAGATGTCTTTTGCCATTGATAACCAAATTTCACCACAGCGTTTCATGCCTTTGGCAAAGTTACTCATATAAATGAATGATTGCATATCAACTCTAGTCTGTATCATTTCAACTGCTTTACCTGATACACCTGAAACCATCTTGTCAGCACCTTGAGGATTGCCCAATATCTCTTGCATATCAGATTCAGTAACTGCTAGAAGTGCAGCCATTGCCGGTGGAATTTGAGGAGATTTTGTATAAGCAACTGGCCCACTAATTGTGGTTGAACCATCAGCACCTGTTATCGGATTTACTAGCAAATAAGGGTAATCCCTTAAATTATCTTCAGCCCACATCAGTTGGTGACCAGCTACCTGTTCAGGCAATAGAATCGGTTTCTCAATAGAAGATAAGGCACTAATCTCACCTAGTTTAGATAGTTGCATATTCTTGAGTCGTTGAGCATCTTTAGCCAAACGAACTGCACCCATGCATCTTTCAATGTTATCCACAAACCAGCGTTTGCCATAAACAACCACGATTGGAATACACTTGCCAGCAATATATCCAGCATCCTCTAAGACTTTTCCACCACTCATAATGTACTTATGAACTCGCATCCGTTTGACTCGTTTCTGCCTTACTTCAGTCGTTCCAATAGCGTAAAGAGTAGCTTCTAGTGTTTCATCATTCTGAAAGTCTTTGCTTGTATAGCGTTCTTCTGTGCCATCAATCGCTTGGAATATTCGAATCGTCTCTGTCTTTTCTTCAATCTTGTAGTATTCAGCCACAAATACAATATCTGGAGTTGCCCAGTCAAATTCGTATTGATGGATAATCTTAGGCCAGTCGGTTGGATCATCGCCATAGGTTTCTTTGTAAGATTCCCTGGTCATGCTTGAGACTACAAAGCAATACTTTGCATCGGATTTGTCTTGTCGTTTAGCATTTAAATCAAAGAATACAGAACTGTCAGCATCAAAGATTGGCTCAAACCGAATCCGTTGCCGTTCATCCTCATCATTTTCTTCATCTTCGTAGACTGTTCTCAGTCTCCAAGCACCAATTCCACCACCAACTGCTTCTTCAAAAGCATTATCATAGGCTTCATCTGCGACTGAGGCTTGCTCATCTGCTCGGTATAATCCATCACAGACTTCAGCTAACTGGTCGTTTTCTGTGCCATCTTTGGATACATAATCAACAGTAATTCGGTTATTTCGGTATTCGTTTACGATTCGAATGACTGCCAACATAATCTTATTGACTTCGAACTTAGGCTTATTTTCGTACTGATCCCAGAGTGGCCCTTCCCATTGAGCACCACAAAGACTATAGAATCTACGATCTTGGAGACATTGCAAGCGTTCATCACGCAAGGCAGTTTGAATATCATTAAACTGTCGCAATGCTTCAGAATGAAGATTTGCTAGTCGTTGGTCATTGGTAATAGCCATAATAATCCTTATTATCTACCATCTTTTAATATTTGCAATAGGTGTAAAAACAGCAGGTTTTACCATCTGTGATCGTCTTACTCCTTCACAAGCATATCGTAAAGCATCGATGACATGATTCTTTTTATCCTCAAGCAATGGTAAGATTCTACCAGTTAAAGGGTCTGATTTGTATGAGTATAGACTTAATTCGTCAATCGTATGCTGGCATCTTGGATGCACCACAATATCATAATTCTTTAAAAACTCGATACCTTCCTCTACAGACTTAGCACCTTTGACTGCATTCATGATCTTTGGAAAGCCATTCTTCTTCATGTGGCTTATGGTTTCTGGTCGTGCTGAATCAGCAACAATAGGCCATTTCTCAGCTTCAGGTATCTGCATAAACAACTCTGGAGTGTTCACGATTTCGCATCCAACCATATACGCTTCATAGTCAATGTATAGACTTCTGCCTACAATATGACAACGCACCAAGACTGTTGGGTCTATCGAGAATCCCCAGTCAGCACCCAACCTATGAATTGCATCCGGTGCAGCTTCGAATTCGTCAATCTTCCAGTTTCTAAAGACTCTTGCATTACCATTTCTAAGGTATTGTCCTTGCCAAACGTGCTGATACTTATCAGGGTCTCGTCTCTGATCGTACTCCATCTCATCCTTCAAGACTTCGGGAAACCAAGGATTATCAGCAAAGTTCACCTTGATGACTGTTGCATCCTTTGGTGGTTCTGGGCCACGCAGTAAGAAATCTACAGGGTCGGATATTTGTCTAGGATTCCAAGTAAACCAAAGTTCAGAATGAGGCTTACGGATTGTCGGTCTTAGTAGATCAAGTGAAGTTTGACTAAGACTTTGGGCTTCCTCTACCCATGCACAATCATATCCTTCTAGCGATTTAATCGAGTCGGCTGTGTGATTCTGCATACCTTGGAAGATAATCGCACCATCACCTTGTCTTGATTTGATAACTGAATCCTGTATTTCAAAGTAAAACCCAGCGTTCATCGCCTCGATTTTAGTTTCAAGTAACCTTTTTACGGACTGGTTAAGGGATTTCTGTATCTCACGAACACAAACTGATCGTCTTTTCTGATCCATGATGTGCATTTCAATCATCAGTTCAGCAAATAAATGTGACTTCCCAGAGCCTCGACCACCCCAAGCACCTTTATATCTTGATGGTTCAAGTAAAGGTATTGCCCAATTAGGTGTAGCAAGTTGGAGTGTTTCAGCCATTCTTGATAATGACTCGTTCAATCTTATTAAATTCTAAGGGTTTGCCATCTGCACCAGTGATCTCATGAGCATGAGTTTCTTTCCATCTTGCCCTAGTCTTTAGCCAAAAGATTGCTGCTGCAGTATTGCCCTTCTTTGCTTGATTAAACAAAGTCCCTGCAATAGCTGAGTTAGCATCAATTCTGCCCTCGTCTAGTTCTTCCTGATAGTATTTGACCAAGGTATCTGAGGATATTTTTATCCTTAAAGCGATGTCCTCATGAGGTACTCCTAAAGCAGATAATCGCCTTGCAGTATCCCTATCTTGTTGAGTTGGTTCATGTTTTTTGCCTTGAGACATTTTATAACTCCGAAAGTTTATTACGATCTTACTAATTTTTGTATATTGCTTTTTATTGGCTTTAAGTTTTCAACCAAATAATTAATAGCTTTTTCAGGATTACCTTCGTTACCACAAGTATAACAATCAATACTTATATAATTGCTTTCAGGAAAAGTATGCACACTAAAATGGCTTTCGGCAAGTAACCATAAAGCAGTCATACCATGTGGCTCAAAATGCTTTTGTATTTGACAAATAACATTCATGTTGCTAAATTTAATAGCTTTTTCACAACTTGCTAATATAGCTGCATCATCTAAGTTTGTAGCAAAGTATGCATCTAGTGTTACATGGTGTCCAGTATTATTCATCTAAGTATTCAGTTAAATTTAATTCAACATTGCCAAATTCAGTTTTTATGTTTTTAGCATCACCTTTGTAGAAAACCAATACATTTTGATGCATACGACCTACTTTTCTTGATGCGTTCATACTTTTAGCTGCCCTTTGAGGTAAAGTACCAGCAGTATTAATAAGTATTATTTC